GTGTATAAGCAACAGTTGAACCATTACCTGTAAAGCTGTTTAATTTAAAGTCGGCAGCACCACCGCCACCTATTTCACCCCATGCTGTAGAGTATCCTTCAAACTTCCCAAGCGTAGAGTTGTACCTGAACTGACCAGCTACGCCTGATGGACGTTGAGCTGTAGTACCTGCTGACATCTTGACAGCGGTAGTTCCTGTAACTGTAACTGAGGTAAAGCTAGGGTTAGCACCTATAGACGCTGCACTGTTAGCAGCAGCAGTAGCTGAATTAGCAGAGGCCGTAGCAGAGTTAGCGCCAGCAGTAGCTGAGTTAGCGGAAGCAGTCGCAGAATTGGATGCATTAGTAGCACTTGTGGCTACAGCAGATACAGAATTAGCAGCACTTGTTGCTGAATTACCAGCATTAGTTGCTTGTGTTGTAGCTAGTGCTACCTGAGCAGTGGCGAGTACTACTTTACTAGCAGCAGTAGTGGCGCTGGTAGATGCGTTAGACGCGCTTGTAGAGGCGTTTGAGGCTTTAGTAGTAGCTGTGCTTGCGCTTGCAGCAGAAGCAGTAGCGGAGTTGCCTGAGTTGGTAGCTGAAGTAGATGCCCCACTAGCTGAGTTACCAGAAGCAGTAGCGGAATTAGATGCGGTTGTTGCGGATGTAGATGCGCCTGACGCACTAGTAGCTGCGGCATTCGCGGATGCTTGGGCTGCTGAAGCATACCCTGCAACACCTGTTGCACTAGTGGCTGCATTATTAGCACTTGATAATGCACTGGTTGCGCTAGTTGCTGCGTTACTTGCACTTGTTGCTGCTTGACTTGCTTTGTCCGTTGCTATTACAGCTTGTGCGGTTACTGCGGTTAACGTGGCATCTGTGTTGGAATCACCAGCACCACCGTCCCCTCTAAAAATTGCCATGAATAGCTCCTAAGAAAACAAGAAATAAGAAAGGAGGGTTCCGTTAAGAACCCCCCAGTTACTACAGTTTACTTAACAGCTAGGTTAAAGCCAGCTTCAGGACGCATAACCTGACAACCGTACAGAGTATCAGCAGTGTAGAGAGTGCCTAAGAACTCCTGCTTGTACTGAGTCTGTGAACGTACAGCTTGCTGCTCTGCAAGAACACTGGTGTCCTTGTGGATTAGCTGGGCAGCACGTACCTTAACAGCGTCAGTTGGGTCCATGATAGGGCAGTTAGTAGATACAAATACATCTACACCATACAAGTTACCAATCTTACCTGTTTCAACAGACTTGCCATTAACAAAGTCAGTAGAGGTATAACGATCAATACCCATGATCTGATTACGCAGAGTAGGTGGTACAATGAAGCTACGACCGTCCATAGGTACGTCTGCATCGTCCATCTTCTGAATCAAGTCACGGAATACCGCGTCAGAGAAAGCACCAATGTCAGCCTGACCGTCAATGTCAAAAGCTTCCAAAGCACCAGAAGTAGTGTTGATCTGGAAAGAGCCAGTGTTGACCCAGCTAGAACCGTTACCGTTACCAAACTTCTTACCTAGGTTAAAGAGGTCATCATCAACCTGCTTTGCCAAGCCGTAGCCTGCATCACCAGTGTAGAACTGACGTAGTGAGGACAATGCCTGCACTTCAGTAATGTCTTCAATCAAACGTGAGAATTCAAAGTGCTTGTCAATGTTAATCAAGACTTCAGATTCTACGTTGTTTTGAATAGTTACAGCAGTGTTAGCTGCCTTAGCTGTAGCTGAACCACGGATAGGCTTAGGGACGTGAATAACATCGCCCTTCTTGCCTGTCATGCTCATCTTCTTTACTAGGTTAGCGAGAACCAAGTTAGTCTGGTAAGCAGCGATTACCTCGTCACTCCAGATTTCGGGGATAAATTTAGCGGCTGAAGTATTGTCTACTGCTCCGCCCATGTTGGGATATACTGATGTAGTCATAACAAATTTCCTTTAAGAGAATAGTTTAACGGACTCTCCCTGTAGCATACGCTTGAGTAATCTCGTCACTCAAAGACAAATACCTTTCAGGATCATCCTTCATAAGTTTAATAATGTCTGATCGTCTATAGACTTTACGTGAGCTGGCTTCACCGCTGCCAGTAGCTCCTCCAGTGGAGGCATTCTTAACAGCTTTCTTACGCTCCGTTTTCTCTGTTGCTACCGTTTGACTGATAGCGCCCTGTCGTTCCTTCCAGTTGGTAAACAGTTCATCTGCTGCCTCATGGTCGTAACTTTGATCCGCTTGAACAAATAGCTGTGTCCGAATCTTTGAACCTTTAATCCATTCTGCAAACTTAGGGTCTGTAACTATATCCTGCATATCAGGATGTCTAGTAGCTAACTGACTCAAAGCTGTAGTCTGTTTGTACTGCTGAGTTTGTGCTTCAGCGGCTTTGATTGAAGGGTGATTCTTAATAGCCTTTGCTACTGCTTTATCTGGGTCAGAGAAAAAGTCTATTTCTTCTTCAGGTTCTTGTGTTGGGGTGTCGAGTTGTGTCTGTATGTAGCTATCAACTACTGAACGAAGTTCTCCAACTTCACTGCTCTGACGACCTAATAGCTTCTCAGCTTCTTGGTGCATCCTTACTATATCAGCAGTGGACTTTCCTTTGTATTTGTCAGGGATGTCATCTTCAGGGCTTGTCTGTTCTACAACAGGTTCCTCTGTTATTAGACCTACTTCTTCATGTTCGTTAATTTTTTCTTCTTCAAGACGCTCGTCATGTAGTGTTGCCATTATATAAACTCCGTGAGTATTCTCATTGTGGAGATGTGTTATGTAAGGATTCGGTTAGGAGTTAGCCTTACGCTCTTGTGCTAACTTCTGCGCTCTGTTCTTCTCCCACTTGCGGGTGGCTGCTGGTGAGTCACCGTAGATAGGACACAACTTGATGCGCGGAGCTGTTAGTACTTTCTTAGACAGTTTACCACATACTGAACATGGTATGTCTAATGTGTCGGTAGATACGAAGCGTTCAGTCATATGATCGTCTTCGCACTTAAAATCAAATAGTAAAGCCACTAGTCTTCACTCTCTAGCTGCTGCTTCTCAGCGTTGTCTATTTGATTCTCTAGGTTCAGGATGTTAGACATGACAAGCAGTTGACCCTTGCGGGTGTACAAGTCCTCTATATCCTTACTAAATTCTATAGAGTTTACCAATTCAGCGTTAGCTTTAACGTCTTCAATAAAGGTTTTCCAACCTTCAGTTCTAAACATCTGACGCAGATTACGGTAATACAACTCTAGTTCTGGTTCAATCATACTGTTTCTCCCTAAGGACAGCGGTTAGTAAGTAGTATACCTACCTATTATAACATATTAGTATAAGAAAGTCAAGCGTTATTTCTTATCTTTACTTGACTTCTTAGCTGGTTTGCTGTATATAGCGTCCCAGTTACTAGTGAACTTAGCAGCGTCAGTCTTCCTAGTGGAGCTTCCTTTACCACCATGTGTCTGACCTTTCATCTAGCGACCGCCGCCGCCTTTCTTTAGCTTAGGTGCTACTTTTTTCTTCTTAGCTGTAGCAGCCTTTAAGTAACCAGCAGGGCTAATGCTTGTGCTTCCTACATTTCGCTGAAGTGCCGCTTTTTTCTTAGCTGGTCTACCTACTTTAGTACCGTATGTTCCTTTACCTTGTGGCATGTTTACTTCCTCTTTGATTTAGCGCCTGAGCATTTCCATCTCTTGCGTGATAAGTTGTTAGGTGTGTTCGGATCGTTTTGCTTTTTCTTAGATAAGCCTTTCTTAATACCTAGGCTTCTGGCACAGTAGCTGTCACCTTTAGAAGTCCCCGCTCTTACACGAGGGCCTCCGTCTTTAGCGTTACCTGCTTGTCCGAAGCTTACCTTCTTGCCACTAGAGGTTACTTTGACTTGGGCTTTACCTTGCCTTGGCTTTGGCATTTTAGCTCCTCCTCTAGTTTAGTTATCTTATTTCTAAGATCGTCAAACTGTGTGTTAATCTGTGATACTACGTTTTCTAAGTCTCGTGTGCTTATCATTGTTGTGTTGGCCTTTCTGGTTTATTGGCGTTACCCTCAATGACTGCAATATTGCGTTCTTTGAGGAGCTGATCAGAAATCTTCAAACGTCTTTCAAACTCTTTATCGTCTGCTGTTCCTACTGCTAGGTTAGTGGTCGCTGCTTTCATACGATCAATCTCTAACTCTTGTGGTATGGCTTGTGTTTCCGCTGCCATCTTGCCTGCTCTAGCGGCAGACTCTTGTGCCTGTCCATTGAGTGCAGCAGTCTGTGACGCTTGGAATGCCATCTGTGCTTGCTGTGCTTCCTGTGCTGCCTGCTGTGCTGCTTGCTCTTGCTCAGGGTTAGGCGTATTAGCTTGCTCAAGTGTAGCAATAAGCTCTTCACGGTTAGACAAGTTCATGTTATCAATGATGGACATAACCAGCTTAGGATACATAGGCGTGTCTGGAGACATGGTTTGTAGCAACTGTACAAGCTGTGTAACCTCATACTCACGGGCAATGATACCCAAGGAACTAGAAGTATGGAACTTGTAATCACCTACAGGATACATCTCAGGCTGAAACTGCATATACCTATATGCTGCTTTCTCTACAAAAGGAATCAGAAAAGCCTCTTGGAAGTTAATAAGCGTACGTTTATGACGCTTTATAACAGCACCTAAGCTCATAGAAATACCAGCAGCAGTAGACTCACCGTTGACTGACCCAGCAATACCAGCACTGTCAATAGCGCCTGTAGCTGTCTGTACCATTGTCTGCAAAGCTTGTGCTTGTGAAAAGGTAATCTGATTAACCTGACCAAAGTTAAATGGCTGTAGGATTTCAGCAGGGTTACCGTTAGTAAGAATAACTTTTCCTGGCCTAATTTCTGGTTTAGCGCCACGAGGCATACGGCTAGCGTCCATTGCCATCATAGGGTGTATAGTAAGAGCAAGGGCATCAATACGTGCGCGTAGTTCTGTGTCAAGGGCTTTCTGTGAGTTATAACCTTTCTCACATACACCACGACCCCAGAAGCGGCTAGGGACTACATCCCATGGGAATGCCACGATAGGACGGTCTTGCATCATATAGGGGTTTTCTGTAGCCTTAAGTAACGTACCACCGTTAGCAATAACTACTACAGCTTCAACGTAGTAAGAATCGTCATCTTCATCATCTGTTAAGGTGACTTCTTCTTCGTCATCTGTTTCTTCCTGTGCGTCAACTAACAAGTGACGAGGAACAAGACCGTAGTACTTAGTAAGACGTACCTTATCGTCAGAGTATGCATCTAAGTCTTGATCAGGTTCAAGCTCAAAGTCACTAGATGATGTATGAATAGGCTCATCACGGTAGACACCGCTCTCTTGTAGCTGCTCAACTTTATGCTCAGATACAAATTCATCTACAGCACAACCTAAAGCTTCCTCAATGGATGTAGCTACCGGATCAATAAGGAAATTCTGAGGCATGACAGGACGTAGCTTAACGCAAGTACGGTCTCTAGTTGTGACACCCACGGCTTGTAGCTCACCACCCATGACAGGTTCAGTAGCGGGGGCCATCTCTTTTTCTTCTTCCAGTACTACTTCAGCAATACCTGTACCAAAGACAGCAGCGTTAATCAAGCACTCTGCTACAGCTTTACGTACTTTGTTCTTCTTAAAGTCTTGCTCAAGATGCTTACGTAGCATAGCAATGTCTGCGCTGTCTTGGTCATGGATGTCATCTTTAATGTCAAACCATATACCACGGCCAAAGGTAGCTTCCTCTAGCTCCGCTACTGATGACTCTACTGCCTGCTGGAGTGCAGGAGAAATAATCTTAGAACGCTCAGTTGTCCGTACTTGGTCTTCTGCCGCCCATTGCCCACGCCAAAGCCTATAGTACTCCTCAAATCTATCAGAGTAATTAGCTTCATAATGATCTCTCCAGCTACTGCACTTGGTCATTACCCAGCCTTCAAGAGTCTCGCTTATCAGATCATCTGTCTTGTCTTCATACATAATTAGTACCCTGCGTATTTATCTAAGAATTCGTAGTCTTCTTCTTCATAGTCTATAGAGTACGCAACCTTAGCTAACTGGTCTATGTACGCTAATGCGTCTACCAAGTCATCGTGGACTAGTACGTTAGGGAACTGAAACAGCTCATCTAAGAACTTACTGTTCCACTCACCCTTGTTAAGCGTTATGTTACCGTGTTCAAAGCGCCCTTGCAACGCCCAAACAACTCTATCAATCTTTCTCTTGTTGCCGTGTGTAAGCTCTTCCACTCTAAAGAAGCGTTGATTCTTCTTCATAATGTCATTGAGGTAAGGATGAACAGCGTTCTTTAACGCTCCTTTTTCAATGCCGACTGCGATTGGCTTATAGTCTCTAACTGCTTCAAAGATTCTTCGTGCGGTCTCTTCAACGCCCCAACGGCCATGTATGATATTAGCAACCCACCAGCCCTCAGTGTTCGCTTTAACAACCGCAATAGCTGTCGCATCAAGTCTGCTAGTCTTGGTGGTATTCTTACCCGCCTCAGAAAAGCCTGCCAAGTCAACAGCAATGTAATACTCACCATCAGTAGGCTCCTCTTCGCTAAACTTAATGTACTCTTCTTTGAATAACTCACCGCCCATTGCCTCAAACGATGCCATGAACTCCTGACGGAAACTAAAGGCTGACATTGATTTCTCAGCGGCCTTGATCTCATCAGCGTCCAACAGCGGGTTGTCGTAGCTCGTGTAGTGGAAACCAGCAAAGGTATCGTCATCACCGACACAAGCATATGTATATAACTCATAGAAGTGGTTACGACCCATTGGCGTACCAATGAACATTGCTCCACCCTTCTGATCCGCAAGGGCTGGTCTCAGGATTTGCTCCCAGACCTCCGGCTTCATGTCAGCGTACTCATCCATAACCAAGTACTTAAGACTGACACCACGCATGGTCTCTGGTCTGTCTGCACCCTTGAGGGCTAAGACAGCACCGTTAATAAACTTTATTTGTAGGTTATTGATATGACTAGAGGCTATGACACTATGCCCTATCTCTAAGAGCATCTGCCACATAATGTCCCTAGCCTGACCCTGAGTAGGGGCAACATAGAACACCTGACCTTTAGTGGAGCTTAATGCCTCTACAATGAGCTTGTAAGCAGCAACACGGGACTTGCCTGTACGTCTACCAGCAGCAATGACTTTAAACCGTGAAGGGCTATCCCACACTTCCTGCTGCCAAGGCAACAAGGATATGTTTAAATCAGTCAACTAGTAGCACCACATTACAGGAGACTCATTACCGTCAAGGTCGCGGATGTCAACATGCACAAAGCTACCAGCAATTCCAATTCCCGTAAAGCCCATCTTAATGGCCTCTTCAATAATCTTATAACGCTGTGTACCATTGGTGACTTTAATATCTGCGGCAATACCTTGGGCATGAGTTCCTGCTTTCTCCTTCTCTCTTTCAATTGGGTGGTCTTCTGATCTATAACCACTCGTGATAACGAAGGGAAACTCACACCTTGCTCGTAACAAATCTAACTTTAATAGTAGTCTATCACTAATGTTGTTCTCACCTGTGTACTGACAGGCAAACTCTTCTCTAGTGAAGTAATCTAAATCATTGTTAATGTTATACATCAGTGTAGTCCCCTTCAATGGGTTCTTGATTACCAGAGATCACAGTGGTTTCCCCACCTACCCCAGTAATGGATATATTAATAGCGTTACTACCACCGTTTAGCTTGTCCTTCTCAAAGTAGCTGACGGGTAGTAGTCTATCCATGCACAGCTTCCATGCCGCTGCTTGATTCTTATGGTCATCGTCCAAGGCAGCGTTAAGAATACTGTCCAACACCTTCCTACTCTTAGGGGATGCCAACATTCTAGCTTTGTATTCGTTAATGGTCGCTGCATCACCCTTGGGTCTGCCTACGGCCTGACGCTTACCTACGGTTTTTGACACAACATCTGCTTTCTTTGGTCTACCAACACGCTTTGCGGACTGACCACTCTTTGATTCTTTATTACTCATTGTATTTCCCTTAGCCCTTAAGGATACTTAAGTACACTTTAATTGATTTCTTTAATTATTAATAAAAGATCAAGCCTAACGATGCTTAAGGCTACTTAAGGGCGCGAGGTAGTCTTTATCTTCTTTACTATACAGTAGATTATACCATATTTACAACCAAAAGTCAAGTCTTTTCTACTCTTATGTCAACATATTTATACATAAGGGCCGTCCCTTTAATAGCTAAAGGCTATACTCGTGTGTGTCAAGCTTTATTTAAGGAAAACAAGGGCTTAGTATACACATGGATTACCGGATTATACACACATTAATTACCCTTTTATCCTAAATTGCTACTTTTTTGTATCTAAGGGGGCACTACAGATAAACAAAGC